AGAAGGAAGGCAAAAAGAAGATGCGTCAGCTGGGCAGCGTTTCCCTGCCCAGTGAAGCCTTTACCGCTGTGCTCAAGCTGGACAGCGACGACGATTAAACTTTATAGATCAAAGAGAACCCGCGCTCTGGTAGGCTGCAATGCACCCAGCGCGCGGGTTCTATCTGTTTTTTTACAACCTCAGTTTACAACAAAAAATGAGATAGGCACCCCCTTTCGGGGAAACCTATCTCATTTTTTTTGTTGGGACTATTTTGCAACAGTCCCTTTACGTTGGGGCGTCAGGGGGCGCTTACAGTCTCTTGGCTGCTCTTTTCCGATTTGCTTCTGCCCGGGTTATACATGATTTCAGTGCGAAAGTCATCGAGACCTGCGCGAAACGTTCTTGAATCTGCGTGAACGAATCATCTGGGCAGCAAAAAAGCCCCGGAAAGGCTGTCTGGGTGCCTTCCGGGGCTGCTGTGAAAGATGACTGCATCAGTAATACTTTTCAGTCAAAAAGTACTACTGATACACTGCTTCGAGGGCTTTCTCACTCACTTTTCTGCTTCAGGCGGGCGTATTCGGCATCGGCCTGAATGGCTGCAGAGGTGAAGCTGTTGTTGTTCCACCAGCTGATCAGCGCGGCCACGGTGGTGATGCCGGCGGTCACCAGCTGTTCCACAGTCTGGCTCTCAATGGGCAGCATAGGTTTGCCCAGAGCGCTCAGCACCTGATTGGTCAGGGCAAGCAGCAGCACAGCGGTGCGGGCGATGGTGGCGGCAGAAATTTTACCAAAGTTCATATCAATTCCTCACTTTCTCATTTTGTTCAAGGTCAGCGATGCGGTGGTTGGCCACCTTCATCTGTTCTTCTAAAATCGGTACGCGGCGGGCAAAATTATTATGCTCACGCACCTCGCGGGTCAGCTCTTCGAGCTTGGTGTCGGTCACGGCCTGACTGCGGCTGTTGGCGATCAGCACGCCGATCAGGGTCACAGCCCCGGCAATGACAGCGGATAAGATCGTTTCCATTCCGTTCACCGCCTTTACCCGACCCACCGGCTTTTTGCTTTGCGCACGTCCACATGGACAAAGCCTTTTGCGGGGTAGCGGCCGATGCCGCCGGTGCCGGGCAGCAGGGTCTCGGCGTAGGCGGCAAGCTGCTCCACCGGCACGCCGGACACCCGGATATCCGCGGCACGGCCATACTGATGCTGGCTGTAAACCGCCCCGCCCACAGCCCTGTTGTGTGCAGCGGTGCGGTAGCCGCTGGTAATGACCACTGGTGCGCCAAAATGGTCACGGATGGCCTGCAGCACCTGCACCAGTTCGCTGTCCACAAACAAAGGGTCGGTGCCGTCTTTGCAGGCAAATTCCTTTGCGCGGAAGCTGCGGCTCAGCAGCGTTTCGCCATCCCTTGCGCGGGAGTAAACGTTAAGCATGGCCGTCCTCCTGCAGCAGCGCTGCCACGGCATCCCTCAGCCGGGCGGGCACATCCTCCAGCGTTTTGATGCCCTTGCGGATCAGGGCCGCATAGATCCTTGCCATTACACACCACCTCCTTCGTACAGTTCACACAGGGCCAGCTGCAGGTCGGTCAGCTGGCAGGTCAGGCTGGCAATCGTCTCGGGCAGACGGGCTGCTTCCTCGGCATGCTGGCGCTCTTTTTCCCGCGCGGCCAATTCTTCTTCCGTATAGCGGATGTATCTCTGCACCGGCACCTGTTCGGTCCATGCGGCCTGCGCAGGCACGCCCGGCACATCGATGACCTTCCGCACATCCCTGCCGCCGCCGGGATACTCCGTTACGGTCTCGTAGTGGCTCACTTCCTCCACGCCTTCCACGGCGGGGTGCTCCACTGGCTCGGTGTCGTCCACCAGATACCCAAGCGTCAGATCAGGGTTTTCAATGGCTGCACCGTTCCCGTCAATGATTTTCATGGTTCAAAACCTCCTTTCTCAGGCCACGCGCCGCCAGATGTGCACATAGTAGGCGGCAGGCTGCACGGTGGCGCTGCGGCCGTAGATGGCATTAGACTTGGATGCATCCAGACTGAACTTATATACATCAGAAAAGGAATTGTATTCGCCCGTAGATGCGATCACGTTGCCGGCAGTGAATGCGCCGGATACCTTATGTTCACCCTTTTTTACATCCGCGACAAAAGAGCCTGTGATGTTCGGCAGTCCGGCCTCCACGGTGGTGCCCGCTGCGTGGCCGCTGCCAGCACCCATCAGTACCCGGTTCTGCGCAATCTCCTGCCATGTACCGCCGAACAGTGCGGCAGGGCTTGTACGTGCGGTGCTCTGGTAGATGCTGCCCACGGGAAAAGGATCCACGCTTTTCAAGCTTTTCAACAGCGCATCCACCTCGGCACGGGTATAAAAGCTGCCACCCCTCATGGATTCGATCACGGCCTTCCACTGCTGCACCAGCGTGCCGGTGGGGATGCCTTGCACACCATCCCGCATCACGCCGCAGACGGTCTCATCTGCGCGCGTATCGTAGATGTCGGCGGTGGTAACGGAAGTGCTGCCTGCAGGGCGCTTGATCTCGGCAAGGCAGAGGTCGTAGATCAGCTCGGTGCGGGTGATGGCCGGAGCAGCAGGCCCGGCAGAATCCGGGACACCTTCCAGCACCTGCAGGCTGGTCTTTTTGGCAGCGGCATCGTAGCGCAGAACCACACGGTCAATGCGGCTGCGCACGGCATCGGCGGCGGTCAGGGGCAGTGTGGTGGGCTGCTCCATGATGATGCTGCGGCCCTTGAACCGCGCCGGGCGCACCCATGCCTGACCGGCGCTCACCTGCACGCTCAGGCCGCCCTGTGCCGTGACGGAGAAATCCTCCTCGGCGCTGTACACGCCGCTCAGGCGGGTGGCGAGGTAGCCCGAAGCGTCGTCGGCATCGTAGGTGATGCCGTTTTCAGGGTAAGTGATGATATCAGCCATAAAGTCCTCCTTTTCAGGTTTTGTGCCAGCTGGGCGTACCCAGCCGGATGGTGCGGGTTGTGCCGCTGTCCTCACTCTGGGTAATGATGTCGGCTACCCGCACCATGGCAGTGTAGCCCAGCTGCGGCAGGCTTGCGCTCAGCACATCGCCCACCTGCAGGGTATCATCGTCCACGTCGAACTCGATGCTGCCGGTGCGCAGCTGGCCCAGCAGTTTTTCGCCGCCCCGGTCGGCCAGCTTTTCCAGATAGCTCTGGCTGGTGCTGGTCTCGCCGTCCTCCGGCTGCACGTCACGGGCATCGACGTACATTTCCCGCCGGTCGGAGCCGGTAGCGTTCACATCGCCCACCCAGACGGTGGCGCGCTCGTCACCTTCGCCAGCGCCCTGCACGAGGGCTACGTTGGCGTAGTCGGTGTCGGCAAAGCTCCACCCGGCATTCAGCAGATTGCCCCACTGGGGGCTGTATCTGCGGTTCGGGTCGAAGGTGGGCCGGAAACACTCGAAGAGTAGCTTTTTCTTGCTGCCCTTGCCGTCCAGCACGATGCGGAACCCCAGATCACAGGCCTGCCCGATGGTCTGGCAGTAGTCGAAAATGCTGCCGCCGGAGGTCTGCTTTTCAAAGGTGGTGTCAAAGCCGTACTCGGTGCCCAGCTCCAAACGGGGCCACGGCTTTGCGGCGCTCACAAGGCTGCGCATGGCGGCTTCGGCGTTCTGGTTCTTGATGCTCACCGCAGACACCCGCTTGGTCAGCAGCCATGTTGCCGGGTAGCCGGACACCACAAGGTTTGCGTCCTCGTTCTGGTTGGCGCGGGAGCAGATGCGCATGGGGATGCGCGGGCTTTCGTCGCTGCGCACCAGCCAGCGGCCCTCCTGCAAAAGCTGCAGGTTCTCGGCGGTGGGACGCACCTCCAGCGTGAAGCTGCCCTCGGAGTAATAGGGGCTGTCCCAGTAAAAAGACACCCACACGTCCACCCAGCCCACGCGGGCAAGGGTGTCTGCGTCTAAAACGTCCAGTCTCATAGCGGTTCGGGCAGGATGCCCGCCTCCATCGGGTAAAAGCTCACGGATGCCTGCAGGTAGCCGGAGCCGTTCTCGGCCTGCATGGAGAGCATGTTATCGCCGGGCTGCAGCTCGGTGAGGGTGCTGTCCTCGTCCAGCTTTGCAAAGATGTTCTCGGTCACGCCTGCCCGGGTCAGGGTGCAGGCCAGCCGGTTAGAGGTGCTGCGGTAGATCTCCAGCGTCTCGTCCGGCTGCAGGGTCAGGTCAAAGCCGATGAAGGCTCCGGTCTGCAGATCCACCACCTTGGGGTGTGTCACCGGCATGTCGCACCGCAGGGTGGCCGTGAAGGGCACCGGAAGGCTGCCCTCGTTGCGCAGCACCGCCGCCGTGCCGTCCCGCTTGATGCCATAGATGTGGCTGTCGTAGCGGACGGGGAAACGGAATGCTTTCTCATACCCGCCCAGCACGCTGCTGACGGCGTTGAGGTCGTACCAGAAGGGCTTTTCGCTGTAGAGCATCAGCTCACAGCGCGGGTCCGGCGTGTAGCTGGAAAAATAGGGCAGTTTTTGCAGCACGAAGCGGGTGAAGTAGTGGTCGCCAAAGTACAGGGTACCCTTGGTGAAGTAGGGCAGATTTTTGGTAAAAGCTCTTGCACGGGTCAACGCATCCCTGCCCCAGAACACGACCGACAGGGTGCGGGACACGCCGGAGACGCTCTGCCCCTCCACGGTTGCCCCGACCTGATTGATGCCCTGCGCGGTCTGCAGGTCCACATCCACCCCGTTCAGCGGGTCGAGAAAGTAGGGAGCGTCGTAGTCCCAGCCCAGATGCAGGACGGCACCGGCATCTGTCACGATCTTGAGATGATCCTTAAAAAGCACAGTGTCCTCCTTTCATCGTTTGCGGGCCTTGGCCTTGTCAGCTTCCCAGCGGGCTTCCCGCTGCTGTGCGGCGGCGGTGTCGTGGCCGTTGTAGAAGTTCTGGGTGATGTTGGTGTCGCCCTCGCGGTGGTAGCTGTTGGCAGCGGACACCACCTGTGCGGTGCCGGAAGCGGCCACGGTTGAGCCGAGGCGCATGTTGTCGGAAAGCACCAGCGCTCCCGCCTGCCGGATCATGTCGGCAAGGGCAGAGTTTGTCTTTTCCAGCGCCTTGGTGTTGGCGTTGATGGCATCTTCCAGACTGCCGGTGCCGGTGGTGATATCCACGCTGCCCATGCTGCCGGAGCCGGAGGACCCGCCGGAAGAGCTGCCGCGCCCGGACGAACCTTTCTTACTGAAAGAGCCGCCGATCGAGGCAACGATGCCCGCGATGACGGCAGCAAGGGCTACGCCCGCTGCGATCATCAGCAGAGCCTGCGGAGTGCCAAAGCCAGTAGGGAACAGCGCCGCAGCGATGGCATCCAGCATTGCTACGAACGCGCCGCCGATAGACCCGATCAGGCCGCCCAGCGAAGCAAGGATCTCCGGGAATGCAGAGATCAGGCCGCCTTTCATGCCCTGACTGATGGCAAGGGCCGCATCGCTCAGCGGTGTTTTCAGCCCGCCGAAGATCTCTATCAGGGTGGAGCCGAGGCCCTGTGCCTGCTGCCAGACCTCAGAGAAGCCGCCGGTCAAGCCGTTCACGATCTGCCCGCCAAGGTCGATAGCTCCCTGCACCAGCTGATCGCGGGCACCGCCCAGCGCTTCGTTGAGCTTAGTCACGATGCCAAGGGCAAAACTCTTGACCTGCTTTTTCTGGTTGGCAGTCAGACCGCCGTAGATGGTGTTTGCCACCCACTTGCCGATGCCCAGCCAGTCCTGATTCTTGACGGCGGTGTACAGGTCATCGAAGGTGCCAAGTATGCCGCTGTCTGCTTCGGTCTGCAGCTCCTTCCACAGGCCGTCAAAGGTGTCTGCGCTGGACTTTTTGATCTGCTCGGCCACCTGCACGGTGCCGTCGGCGGCGACGGTCTTGACCCGCTCGATGGTCACGAGGGCACCGTCCACGATGTCGTCGTAGACCTCGGTGATGACTTGCTTCTGGGTCTCGGTGCCGTCGGTCAGGGTCTCGGTGACGGTCTGGGTGGTGGTCTTGACCCCGTCTGCCAGCGTCTCAAAGGTTGAAGTGACTGTCTTGGCGGTCTCCCGCACCGTCTCCATGGTCTGCTTGACGGTCTTGGTGCCGTCCGCAGCCACCTCCGTGATGGTCTTGACATCCTTCAGCACACCACCCACCATCTGCCGGGAAGTCTCGGTGATGACCTGCTTTTGCTGTGTCTTGCCGTTGGAGAGCGTTTCGGTGATGTTTTCGGTGGTGCGGGTGATCTTGCCGTCGATTTCGGTCGTGGTGTCCGAGATGGACTTGACGACTTCTGCGGCGGCCTGCTTCGTGGCCTTGCTGGCCTTCTTGGCTCCGCTGGTGATGGCCGGGTAGGGGTTCACGGCTGTCTGGCTCCCGGCACGGCTGCTGCCGTTGCCGGAGCTGCTTGTGCCCTTCGGGACCCATCCGTTGTCATCGTCCCATTCGAGGTCTTTGTGGGAGCTGTTCCACTGTTTCGCGTTCTTGCGCTTGTTATAGTTGTCCATGTAGCCGTTGTAGGCGGCATTGTAGGCGTCCTGTGCCGCACCGACACCGTTTTTCAGGTTTGCCAGTGCAGCCGCCGCGCCCCTGATTTTGGCGACCAGCTCATTGATCCAGTCCACCACCGTGCCGATGGCGTTCTGTGCGATCTTTTTCACAGACGCAAATGCGGAGTTGACGGCATTGCGGAAGGTCTCGCTGGTCTTATAGGCCGTCACGAGACCCGCTGCCAAAGCTGCAAGTAAAGACACTACAAGGCCGATGGGGTTCGCCTTGAGAACCGCGTTCAAACCTGCCTGCGCGACTGCAAGACCGGTCGCCCCGGCTTCGGCGGCTTGGTGGGCAGCGGTCATGGCCGTGGTTGCGGCAGTGTGAACCACTTCAATTGCAGTAGCGGCGGCTACATAGCCCTTGTATGTCAGGAATGCCGTTCCGGCAGCGGCCACAACAGCCGTTGCAATACCGATGGTCTCCTTGAGCTGGGCCATCTTCTCGTCGCTGTCGAGGAAGGAGACCACCACCTCGTTCAGCTTGACCACCAGCTCACCCAGAGCCGCAAACAGGCCGCTGGTCAGCTCACCGGTCAGGGCGCTGACATTATCCTTCAGGGTGGACATGCGCCCGCTGAAGGTCTGGCTGGCTTCCAGCATACCGTTGTAGAACTGCCCGCCCTGACTGGTGGCGGCTTCCACCGCCGCTTCCAGCTCGCTGAAGCTGACCTTGCCATCCGAGATGCGCTTGTACAGGTCGGACATGCTCTCGCCGGTGGCATCACAGATCTGGTTCAGCGGGTTGAAACCCGCATCGATCATCATGTTGACGTTTTCCAGCGTGACCTTCTGCGCCGAGGACATCTTGCCGTAGGCGCGGGTCAGGGTCTGCAGCTTCTCGGCGTTGCCCAGCGAGATATCACCCAGCCGCTGAAGCACGCCGGTGGTGTCGTCTGCCGCAATGCCGAACTGCAAAAGGGTCTGGGTGCCGCTGGTCAGGTCGTCCAGCGAGAAAGGCGTGGACGCCGCCATTTTGCGGATCTCGGAAAGCTTTGTGGCGGCGGCTTCCTCGCTGCCCAGCATGACCTTGAAGTTGGTCAGGTAGCTTTCCATGGTGGCGTTGTAGTCCACGCCGCTCTTGACCACCTCGGCCAGCTTGGACGATGCCTGTTTTGCAAAGTCCGCGATCATCTGCCCGGCGGCCACCGTCCACTTACTGGTGCTTTTTTCTGCCGGGTCGCTGTTCAGCCTTACTTCGCCGGTGATGCTGAAATCTGCCACTGTGTCCACCTCTCTCCATTCCAAAAGAGCGCGGGCACAAGGGCACAGGCTGTTATAACTTGATCTCTACCTCCCGCTTACAGGCGGGATTTTTGCATTTGACCCACACACCGGCAGCTGTGGCGTGCGGCTCTGCCCACACCGGCAGCGCCCGGCCGCAGTATGGGCAGGGCACCGGGGCGCGGCTAGTGCCGGAACCGCGCAAGGAACGCAGCGTCATGCTCTTCGACGGACACGACACGGGCTGCACCCCCTCTCAGCTCAGCAGGCAGGGCAAAGCGCTCCTGCAGGTCGGCATAGTGGGCACGCATACTGCCATCGTACTCGGACAGGTCCATGGTGCGCCAGCTCATGATCTTTGCCATGAGGGTATCTTCCGGCAGGGCCGCGAACAGCGCACGAAACCGGAACCAGTGCACCTTTTCGCGGGTCAGGTCGATGCCGTAGGCCTGCTGGAACGCCGCCACGATGTAACCGGCATCACACTGGTAGTCGAAGGCAAGACCGGAAGAGGGCGCGGTACTGCTTTCAGCCGCGGCGCTTTCGGCTGCTTTTTCGCCCGCCTTATAAAACTCGATCATGTACCCGTAGGCGTCGATGATCTTCTGAGGGTCGTTCAGAAAACAGTGTGGGTCTTTGTAAAAACGCCAGAGGGCGCTGACCGCAAAACCGATGGGATCATCTCCTGTCTGGCCGCGCACATAGGTGTTGACCAGCCAGACCATGGGCCGAAAATCCGGGATGATCTCGTGTCCGTGCCACCGAGTGGGCAGCGCGTCCAGCAGCAGGTCAGACATGGCGCTCGGATGCCAGCTGCAGAGCGTACTCTGCCAGCTGCTGCATGGCATCGGGGTCGTCCCGCAGGGCATTCACAGCCTGCCGGGCATCGATCAGCTGGTCGGTCTTGCGGCGGGTCCCGATTTCCGTGTCCGGCCAGAAAGTGTTGGTCTGGGTGATAGGCTGCTGCGCCGGGCGGCTTGCCACCTGCGGGTGGAAACCCTCGCTGCGGGACACGGGTTTCTGCTTGCGCTGCTGCTTTGCCGCTGCGCGCCGCTGCTCCCGGTTCATGGGCTGGGAAGGCTTTGCGGCATAGCGCTGCTTCTCAGCGGAAAAGGCATTGCCCAGTTCCTCGATCACGTCATAGATGGGTGCCATATAGTTTTCGTTAAGCCCCAGACGGTCGGACGAGCCTGCACCGAGGATCTCGTCGATGCAGTCCATGGCAATGCGTGCCTGTGCACGTGCATGGTCGCCCAGACGGACGCCGCCGCGCTGGAACTGCTCTGCTTCCTCGGCGCTCCTGCGCTGCATCCGCTCGTTGGCGTCCTCAAAGCGGTCAAGGTCGTTGGCGTTCATCAGGGAAAACTCAAATTCCTGTCCACAAATAACCATGTTCTGGCTCCTTTCTTGGGCCGTGCCCCGGTTCTGCCCCGGAGGAATAAGCTTTGTTCACGGCATAAAAGATCCCCGTTCCGGTTCGGAGCGGGGACTGTGTTTGAAAAAAAATCAGCCCTTGACGGCCTTGGCAGGCTCAGCGGACTGGGTGGCGGGGTTGTAGTCAAACTCGTCCGGCGTGCCGATGGCCTTCACGTCGCAGGCAAAGGTGGCCTTGGAACCGGCTGCACCGCCCACATCGCTGGTGACGATGATGGCAGCGCTGCCTTTCTCGCCCTTGCCGGTGCGCAGGCTGAAATAGATGTAGGGCACGATCACATCACTTCCGGTGCCGTACACGATCTTGTGGCTCAGCACAAAATCCTGAAATGCGTCGCCCACGCAGCGGTCACCGTTGACAGCAAGGGTGCGCTGGGTGCCGGTCTTGTCGGTGACGTTGCCGGTGCGGATGTACTGGGAATCCTCGGTGGTGGCGTTCAGGGAGCCGGAGTGCTCCTTGACGTGGTCGGCGCAGACGATCCAGTCAGCTTCTTTGCTCTGCTTAGATTTGTCGGTCTGGAACGCCAGCACAAAATCGTTGGCCGTCTCAATGCCGGTATAGGACGCACTGGGCGTGATGCCGGACTTGGTAATAGCTTCCGCTACGGTCATATCAAAACTCCTTTCATTTGGGCATGTAGTAGGTCAGGCGCATTTGCAGCTGCATCTTACAGCTGCCCGCGCTGTTTGTGACGATGTAGCCGCTGTTCGTCACGGCAATGCCGGTGGGGGTTTTATTCCCGCCGCAGGCCGAGAGGTCGGGCAGGTTATGGCGGGCATCCTGCTGCATGACCCACTCGGTGAGCTGCTCGAAAAAGCCGCTGTTCTGGATGTTAACGGCATCCACCTCGCTGTACTCCCGGCGGCTGAGGAAGAGGTAATTCTTCGCCATGTCCCAGCCGGAGAAATACTCGGTGATGATGGGATCACCGGGGCTGTCCTCGATGGAAAAGGCGGTGGATTCTTCTTCCAGTCCGGCAATGCGGAAGGCCGCACCGGTGGCTTCCTGCTCGTCGGCGATCAGCGGGCAGGTCTTGAGCCATGCCCGCAGGGCGGCAATGGTGGGCTTTACTTCGGACATGGTCAACCTCCCCAGAATGTGGTGACGGCCTGTGTGGCAATGTAGGCAATGGCTTCACCGTAATCGGCCAGAGCACGCTGTCCCCAGTAAGAGCCGCGCAGCCCATTTTCACCGTGCAGACATTCGCCTTCAGGATGAAGATAGAACTGCCTGCGTGCATAAGGCGTGTTATAGACCAGCAAGCCTTCGTCAAACTTGCTGGCTTGATTCACGCTGTTTTTCAATGTGCCGGTATCGAATGGCACGTACTGGTCGATGAGAGCGGCGGCTTTCTGCGCGGTGGCGAACTGTGCTTTCTGCAAAGCAACGGTTTTCTCTGCGCCGAAATTTGCCCGCCAGTCCAGAGACATCTGCACACCGTCTGCCCGGAAGCGATATCCGGCAGGCTGTTCAAAAATGGGCTTGCTCACAGTCTCAGCTCCCTTCCACGTGCCAGTGGGGCAGCAGCGGTTCCCGGTCGTCCGAGACAGCCGCCGCCGTACAGCACAGGTGCGTTTTTTCGAGTTTGGCATACTCTTCTGCGGTCAAGGCAGACACCGTGCCCTGCACCAGCTTCCAGCCGCGTTTCAGGGTCCAGTGCTTGGTCTTTTCCGCCGCAGGCAGAGCCGTCCACTGAGCGAAGGGCAGATAGCCCATGGTGCACACGCTGGCCGGGATGCGGATGTGGGTGGTGCGCTCCGGGTCCTTGGCAGTACCGGAGCCGGAGGTGGAGCGGCATTCTCGCCAGCTGCACCCCTCGAACACCCAGCACACCGGCCTGTCCGTCTCGGTGGTCACATCGTGGATGAGGTTTACCACGGTCACGGCAGTCTGCATCACAAAATCCCCCTGTACAGCAGGCCGTGCGGGTCACTGCCCAGCGCGGTGCGGATGATCTCATAGGCTTCCTGCCGGGTGGCCGCGGTCACATTGGCATTGCTGCCAAAGGTGACGCTGTAGCCGTCGTTGGAGACGCTGGCAGCACCCGGTACAGCGCCCGCCGCAGATGCAGCGGCCAGCAGGCCGACGATCTGGGCACAGGCATCCGCCAGCGCTGCCCGGCAGGCCTCGCACCCTGCGGCGTGGCTCTCTGCCCGGCCAAAGGTGGCGGCATCGATCATGCGGGAAGCACGGCTGCACAGCACACCGAAGGCGGCTTCCGGCACTGTGCCGCCTGCAGCTGCATACTGGTCATAGGTGCAGTAGAGCATGGCCTTACGCCTCGATGCGCTTGATGTACAGGGTCTTGGGCTTGGACACCTTGATGCCGTACACCTTGCGGCCCTGCACAGCGGATGCGCCGATGTACTTGCCGGAACCGCCCAGATCCTGCAGGTGCACCGGGGTCTGCCACTCCATGACGCGGTGGCACCAGTTGGGATGGCCGCAGATGAACTCGGTGGTGGTCTTTTTGGTGGCCACGCGGGTGGTGTTCTCAAAATCCATGTTGTTGGACTCGTACACCGCAAAGCCCGCGATCTGACCCACTGCGCCGGTCTGCACCAGCTGCTGGGACAGATCGCCCTGCTTGATGAAGCGGTCGTCCTGCATGAGGATCTCCAGATACTCGGGGCTGACGATCATCCAGCGGCCTGCCTGCGGCACGCCGTTGCGGCTCAGGGTGCGCTTTGCAGCCAGAGCCTCCTTGTAGGCGGTGGAAGCAGTGCAGGCGGTCTTGGTGGCGCTGATGTTGGCACCCTCTGCACTCTGCAGTGCCTCGATGGACTTTTTGTCGATGGACAGAGCCATGGAGTAGCCTGCGCTGTCCAGACGCTCGGCGGTGATGCCGTCGGGCACGGAAGCGGCGTCGAAGCCGTCGATGATCTCGTTCACGGCCTCGTCGTTGTCGATGTCCAGATCCAGATAGGTGGTGGTGCCGGCATCGGCATCCACGCCGTTTGCCTTGTCGTAGGCCTTGACGGCAACCTCAGTGTCGCGGACAGGGATCTTGACCTTACCGGCCTTGGGGCTGCCCTCGTAGCGGTTGTTGAAGATGGTATTGTCGCGGGTGACCAGAGTCGCACGCAGCTTTGCATCTACCAGAGCGGAATAACGCTCCTGACTTGCATGTGCCATAGAAATCTCCTTTCGTTGTTACAGGTTCAGTTCAGGGTTCAGGGATTTGAAAGCAGCTTCCACACCGTCGGATTCGTTGGCGGGAGGGGCACCGTGCTCGGCGCCGGTGGAGACCACAGCCACACCGGCTGTACCGTCCTCACCAAAGGCCCACGGATTCGCCTTGGCAGCATCGTCCAGTGCCTTTGCAATGTCGGTACTGCGGTCGGCAGAGCCTTTCAGGGCATCCAGATCCAGCAAAGCCCGCACTGCCTTGACGCTGCGGCCCTTCTTGCTCATGATGGCGGCATTCAGGGCATTATCGAAGGCAAAGCCCTCGGCCTGCGCCTTCATGTCGGCTTTCAGCTTGGTGACCTGCTCCTGCAGGCCTGCCACGTCCACGCCGTCAAAGGCTTTCAGGCCGTCCTGTGCGGTTTTGAGCTGGGCGTTTGCGTTGTCCAGCTGGGTCTGCAGGGCCGTGGCGGCAGACTTCTCCCGGTTGATGTCTGAGCCGTTCTCCTGCATGATCCAGTTCAGCTGTTCATCGGTGATGCCGGGGATCTTGTTCTTCACGTCTTCACGCTTCATGGTGGAAACTCCTTTCGTGTGTGAGACCTCAGTTTTTTACACTGTTCTCTGTCAGTATTCGGTCGTGGGCGGGGTACGCGCCGCCCGCCGCATGGCACCGTTTGCAGGACTCGAACCTGCCGCTTCCGGTTTTGGAGACCGGCGCTCTTCCGACATGAGCTAAAACGGCATGAAAAAACCACTGTTGTGCCTTTTTGATAGCATACAGTGGTTAAAATAGGGCATTTCCATGAATGAAAGCTTACTTTTTGGGGTGCGGGTGCGGCGTGTATTTGTCGTCCTGCGCCTGCTGCACGGCGGATGCAATCATGAAGAACAGCCGGGCACCGTTCAGCAGAACGATCTCCAGCAGCGCAAGGATCATCAGAGTGATAAGAACTGTAGTAACCATAGTGTACCTCCTGAAAAATGGGCAAAAGAAAACCACCGTCCGGGTGGATGGTGGTTAAGGTTATTCGATGCCTGGCGGGAGCTTGCCAATCCCTTTCAAAGCTTCATATGCAGCACGGGAAGCAAGCTGTTCTGGTGGGGCCGGGCTGTCCAGCATGTCGCACATTTCATCATACTTGTGGTCGATCGGATGTTCAAGAAGCCACCTCTGCATTTTTTCAATGCGTTCCGGTGTAAGCCAGTTACTCATAGTATTTCACTCCATTTTCCTGAAGGTCTCCAATAGCCTGTCGGATCAGCTTCTCTGCCTGTTCAAGAAGCTTTTCGTCTGACAGTTCCGCGCGAGGGATATTTTTCAGCCGGTTTATTTCGGCATTCAGGCCCCAAACAATGCCGTTTGCAGCGGCAGCATCATAATTGATACTTTTCTCAACAGCATAGATATGACCATTGTGACCGATGGCCGTCATGAGCTTCAAATTTTTGTTTCTTGTGAAACTCAACAAATCACCGTGCGAGAAAATACCGCAGGCAGGGTGTGTGTGGATAACAACATACGGGGTATCAAAGTTGGGCAGCTGAACAGAACTTCCCTCGGCGCTTCCCGTGATGTCCTTCGTCAGCGGCTTCATCTTGATATCGAACACCCTGCCCACTTCAACATTTTCCGGCTGCTTTGAAGCGACCATGAGAAGTCGCTTGTGGGCGTTTTTCAGCTGTTGCTGCCCGGCGGCATCCAGTGTGTCACAGCTGAACGCCTTAACATTTGCAATTGACTGCATTGTAACAGGTTTCGCCTTTGTGTTCAAGCTGCTGTATGTAGAGGATGCCTTCCGCACCTGTGCGCTTGCTCTGCTGGCTTCGCTCCTGCCGAACTTCGGCACGCTGGTGCGGGCGCTGTCTACTCTGCCACCGGTGGCCTGCGTAAAGTCTTTCAGGCTCTGGCGGGCGGCTCTCAGGCGCACAGCGCTGTCGGTGGGGTCTAGCCCGGCAGCATCCTCGGCCAGATACCGCTTTTTCCAGCGGCGGACGTTCCGCTCCCGGGCACGCTGCATCTGGGAGATCTCGTAGGCGGTGTACTTTTTGCCGTTCCACTCGATGTCCCGGGCGTTCAGCTCCCGCAGCTGCTCCTGCGTCCATTGGGGCGGGTCGCCCAGTTCCGGGAACACCGCGAAAAAGGTGTGGCGGCAGTTCCAGCCGCAAAGGCCTGCGCCGGTGCCGTAGCCGGTTGCGGCTTCAAAATCCGGGTAGTGCCTGCCCTTGTAGTCCACCGCACCACCGCGATGGAAGCGCCGTCCCTGCCATTCTGCATGAGAAGGACGGGCACCGCCGTGGGCGGTCGTCTCCACAAATTCGCAGCCCATTTCGTCCATGCGGGCCACCTGCAGCTTGCCAGTCGTCTGGTTCACGCCAGTCAGGATGGCACGCCGTGCGGCCACCTCGATGCTGTCGGTGTGGCCGCTGGGATAGGTGACCATGGGCATGTCGTCTGCAAGGCTGTCCACGGCCTGTTTGACGGCGGTTTTGTAGTCGAAGGCACCGGTGCCCACTTTGAGCCATGCAGCGTCCAGTGTGCGTTCAAAGGCCCCTGTGACGGTGTTTGCCGTGGTGGCGGTCAGGTTCTGCCATGTGCCGCAGGTCTGCCGCGCGCCGGCATCCAGCAGGTTGTTCAGGGCGGCGTTCTCTTCAAAAGGGGGCGGCTCCATGTCGTAGTGGTAATAGATCGCATCCTCCCGCTCCATGGCTTCGGTGGCGGCCTGCAAAAGCAGCTTGCGGATGGCCGTTTCGCTCTTGCCGGTGTACTTCGCCAGCAGCTTCACCACGTCGTTGCGCACCGCTTCGGTCTGCTGGTAGCGCCACAGCTGCCAGTTAGCGGTGGGGGTCACGGCGTCCATCTTGCCGATGCGCCGGGCAACGTCCTGTAAGATCGCGTCCTCGACCTGCTGCCAGAGCTGCACAAAGGCGTCCGGCATCTGGTCGAGATAGCTCGGCGGCAGCATCAGGCACTCCCGAAGGTGAGGGCTTCGTCAGTGTGGCTGTCCGCCTTGGCCTCTGCCGTCCACTGGTGGGCCTCGTCCTCGCTCAGGCTGTACCGGGCAGCGAGATACCGGCAGCGGGGCACAAGGCCCGCAATGGCGTCCTCCCGCAGCTGGTTTGTGCGTTCCTGCTCGCTGACGATGTAGCTGTCGTCCCAGTTGACCGAGATGCTGGACTCCGGGTCTACCGGCGCACCCAGCAGGTTCTTCGCCGCCCACAGCATGGCACGCAGGATGCCGATCAATGCCGTCTCGATGGGGATCTGGTTCTTGTTGGCGTTCTGCACCAGATCCTGACGGCTGCCGGTGTACTCGGTGGCGGTGGTCACGGTGCCCTGATCGAACTTATAGCGGTGGCAGCCCAGTTTGCACTTAAAGCTCATCATGTCCAGCGCGTCCTGCACCGCCTGATGGTTGGAAGCGGTGCGCAGGTCGGGGTTGTACTCCCGCCATGCAGCAGGCTGGTCGATGCTGCCCTCCGGCGCAGGCAGTTCGTAGAAGATCTGGCGGTGGACGGCATCCGGCGGCACGGCGTGTTCCTTGCCTTCCTTGTCCACCCATTTTTTGCACAGGGAGCGGTCATAGAAGATCTTCTTGCCGCCAAGGCGGATATCCTGCCGGTAGTTGTCGAAGGCGTAATCCACCATCTGCGCGGCGTCCAGCGCTTCGGAAAAGATGCTCATGCCCAGCCCCATGCCGCCGTCAAGGTTCTTGACAGCAGCCGGGCTGAACAGGCTGAACCATGCCGGTGAGCCGCTGACCGTGATGCTCTCCACCGTGCCCGGCGGGGTCTTGGCCTTCGCGAATTTCGGCGTGCCGGAGATATCGTCCGTCACCTCAAACCATTCGTTGGTGATGGTGTGGCTGCCGTTCCTGACCGTGTGGGTCTGCATGTAGACGGCAGGCTTGCCGCCCATCATGCACTCGGACACAAAGGCCGCTTCGGTCACAACGCCGCGCTCCACGCTGATGGGCAGGATGCAGCAGGCTGGGTCGTAGTCCAGCCGGATGCTCCCCTGCGGCGAAGGCAGAGCGTTGCCGGAGGCATCCACCGTCAGGTTCTCCACGCTCATCACAAAAGCGCCGGTGCCCGACCAGTAGGCCTGCTCAACAAGCCGGTTTGCGTTCTCCCAGAAATGCAGCTGCCGCAAAAGGCCGCCGGTCTGCTGTTCATCGCTGCCCAGCAGATAGGCAGAGGTGGATGCATCGCCAATCTGGAGAGTGGTCTTGTCGTTGAGCAGCAGGTTTGCCCAGTCCTCGCAGACGTGCTTCGGCATCCGCAGGGAAGCCAGACGCCGCGAAATGGTGCTGCCGTCCGGTGTGTCCTCTTTCTGGTCGTGGATGTCGGGCACGTCGCCCTTCCACCACTGCCGCCAGACTTCGATGTTGCCGTAGTAGTCCGCATCGAGGTGAAGATGCTTTGTTTTGTTCAGGTAATCGATAAAAGCGGCAACGTTCATCTTGCAGTCAGTCTCCTGTAATCGCGTTCGATGGTGTACTCGAACGCATCCAATGTATCAATGTCGGTGGTGCCGTCGTCCAGACGTTCATCCACGCCGGGGTGCTTCTGGCTCCAAAGAGCCGCAGCAAGCGCATCCCGCAGGGTGGCGGCTTCCGGCATATACCAAAAGCGCCCGCCACCCATGAGAATGGATGTCAGGCGGATGCGGTCGATGATCTGGATCTTGGCGGAGTTGTTGACCCGGTCGGCCAGCCAGCTCAGGCGGGAGGCACGCAGCCGGGTTCGGATGTGGTTGATCAGCGTCTGTTCGGCGCTGTCGCAGAAAAGATAGTGGATCTCGCCGTACCGTGCGAACACGGCGGTGCAGAACTCAATGAGCTGCGCGGCGAGGAAGTCTGCATCCTGATTCTTCGGGTCGATGCGGGCGGATGCCAGACCCACGACCCCCGCGTAGTAGGGCAGAATGCCGGTGGCCACGAATGCGTGCCGGGAGCCGTTGCCGCCGAAGTCCACCCCGATGTGGATGAGCCACGGGCGGCAGGGTTTGTCCGCAGGCCAGAGGAAACGCCCATCCCCGGCGGCAATGCTGTCCGCAAAGGGCCGGTAGATGATACCGCCCGCTGCAGCCCACTGGCCGAGGATAAAGCGGTTATAGTAGACCGTGCCCGCGTACTCCTTTTTCAGCTGAGCCACGAACTCCGGCGGCAGAGTGGGGTTGTCGTCGATGGTGTAGGCCTGACAGTAGATGTCCGCGTCGCTGTCCAGAAACTGCTTGAACCAGTGCTGGGGATTATCCGGGTTGCAGGTGCCGTCAAAATGGCTGTGCGGACAGGACAGACGGCTTTTCAGCATCTGAAATACACCTTCGTCCCATGTGGTGATCTCGTCCCCATAGGCGTACTCGAAGGCTGCGCCCTGAATGCGGGCAATGTGCTTTTTGTTGTCGGCACCCAGCACGTACACTTTGCGGCCGAACAGCTGCACGATATTGCCGGACGCTGAGGTGCGCACCACGCCCACAAGCTCCGGACCCCAGAGGGCCCGCATGGGCTCCAGCACGTTGCGTTCCAGCGTGCCGAGGGTGTTGCCCAGCATGACGCAAAGGCCCTCGTCCCGGGCCGCGCAGATGCGCTTGGGGATGGTAACAGCGCAGTCCAGATAGGTCTTGCCGGAGCGGGTGGCCCCAGTCTTGACGTTCCAGCGGTGGGAGCAATTGCGAAGGAACTCCTGCTGAAACTCAGTCAATGGCACTGTCCACACCTCCCAGCAGCTTGCGAGCCGCTTCCAGTGCATCCGCCGCCGGGTCCTCCTGCACGGTCTCCTCGCCCAGCATCTTCAGCAGCACCCCGGCGGCACGGGCATCACCGCGCTTGGCGGCTTCAGTAATGCCCATGACCACCGACATCTGATTGTCGATGTCCTCATTGTCCACCTCATCCCGCAGCAGGGCATTCACCCGGCGGCGGTCGGTCTCCGGCAGGCTGAGATAGTAGTCGGCGGCTTCTTTCATGCTGCGCTTGCGGCGGCGGGCCGCACCGGAAGCAATGCCGCCCTTCTGGGCGATCTGTCTCTGTTCGCTCTCCGTTCGTTCGTTGAACGGGATGAGGTTTTCTTCGTTGGCCACGTCACCACCTCTCTTGCCGTAAAATCAAAAAGCCGCCCGGAAAACCGAAC